CGATCCTTGCGGAGAACGAAGGATGGGCACTTTTTATATACACCCCTCGTGGTAAGAACCACGGGAAAAAGCTTTACGATATGGCTGAGGGTAATTCTAACTGGTACTCCAGCATACTTACAGTCGACGACACCTTCCGACCCGACGGAACACCGGTTATCGGCCCTGACGTTATCAAGCAAGAAAGAGCTGAGGGTATGGCTGAGGAGAAGATTCTTCAGGAATACTTTTGCAGCTTTGAGGCGGGTATGGAAGGAGCCTTCTATACTCAGGAACTTAACCTGGCCGATAAAGAAGGCCGAATCGGACACTTTCCTCATGATCCAGCGAAACAATGCCAGTCATGGTGGGACATAGGATTTCGCGATGCCACAGCCGTTATTATTACGCAGCGCGGGGACGATGGTAAGCCGATTATCATCGACTACCTCGAAGCCCGAAACAAGGCTCTTGACGAATGGATTAGGGACCTCCGTTCTCTCCCCTATGACTTTGACGAACACAGCGGACCGCACGACCTCGAAAATACCGATTGGACGACCGGCAAGACAAGAAGGGAGTTCGCCTCTGCGCTTGGCTTTACGTTCGACATTGTACCGAAAATCCCGGTTCAGGATGGGATTGACCAGACGCGAGCAATTATACGAGTAGCGAGATTCAATGAACCAGCGGTCGGAAGGTTATTGGATGGTCTGTACTCCTATCGTCGAGAATATGATGATAGGCTCCAGATGTTCCGGGATAAGCCTCTGCACGATTGGGCAAGTCACCCCGCTGATGCTATGCGCTATCTCAGCGTTGGGTGGCAGGATTACGGAGGCGCCTCAAAAATCACCAGCCTTAGGTATGGCGTTAAACCGGCTATCGCTGGACATTCTAAACGAAACAGACACATGACAGCCCAGGAAATGTATCCTTGGATGTTTAACGACGATGGGACGATGCGATAATGGATGGAAACGAAATTAAGAAACGGTTCGACTACCTTGTTTCACAAAGGAAGACCGTGGAGGACATTTGGGATGTTATCAATAAGCTTGTCGTTCCTTTCCGTGGTGATTTCTTTCGTGATATTAATTCAGAGCATGCAGTTACCTGGCGAGATAACCGAGAAGTATTTGATAGTACGGCTATTGATGCTGCTCACATCCTCGCTAGTAGCATTCACGGTTCTCTTACTAGCCCTGCGATTCGCTGGTTTGAATTAGGGTACCGCGATCTGGCTCTTAATGAAGAGAAAGACGCAGTTGCTTGGCTTGAAGCAGCCGCAGAAAAGTGCTTCAATGCACTCCAGGATTCCAACTTCAACCTCGAAGCCAATGAAACATACCTCGATCTGGTATCTTACGGTACCTCGATGATTGTCGAGGAGGTTGAGGAGAAGAACGGAAAGTTCCAGAAGCTCAATTTTCAGTCGGTCCCGGTCGAGGAAATGTGGTTCGAGCAGAACCATATGGGTCAAGCACATCGAACATACCGTCGATATCAATGGACCCCGACCCAAATGGTTACCAAATTCGGTAAAGAGGGGGTCCCCGAGGACATTTATAAGCAGTCCGAAACCCCCCAGGGCATGGACAAGCGCTATGCCGTAATTATGTGTATTTTCCCGCGTGAGGATAAAGCCAACGCAGATACTGCCAAAATCCTCTCACCTAAGGAACGCCCATTTGGGATGAAGTACGTACTCCATAAGGACGGTTCCGAGTTGGGTGAGGAAGGCGGCTACTATGAGCAACCGGCCTTTATCCCACGCTGGAGGAAGACTTCCAAGTCCATGTGGGGACACGGCCCTGCCATGATAGCATTGCCGGATATACTAACCATCAACAGTCTCGTTGAGCTTATCCTAAAAGCTACTGAGAAGGTGGTTGACCCTCCGACTAAAGTAACCGAAAGAGGCTTGCTGTCCGACTTGGACTTGGAACCTGCTGGTATGACCGTTGTACGGTCAATGGACTCGATGGAACCATACGAGTCCGGAGCAAGGTTCGACGTATCTCAGTTGCAGAGGGATCAGCTGAAACAAGCCATTCGATCGATATTCTTTGTCGATCAGCTGGAGCTTAAGGAAAGCCCAGCAATGACTGCAACGGAGGTTCAGACTCGCTATGAACTTATGCAGAGGCTGTTGGGACCTACACTTGGACGACTCCAATCGGATTATTTGGACCCTCTGGTACAGAGGACATTTAATATCCTATATCGAGCCGGACAATTGGGTGAACCTCCCCAGGTCGTCTTTGAGAGTTCAGGCGAACTGGACATTATTTATACGGGACCGCTTGTTCGTGCGCAACGAGCCGATATTGCTCAAGGTGTCACCCGATGGGTGGCCACTCTTGCCGAGCTATCGGAAATTCGTCCTGATGTTCTTGACATCCCGGATTGGGATCAGATTGCTCGCGAACTCGGATCATTGGAAGGAGTACCCGCTAAACTCATGAGGTCTAAGAACGATATCAAGACTTCTCGCAAGGAACGCGAAGCTACTGAAAAGAGGATGATGGCGGCTGAAATCAGTGAGCAGGAAGGTAAGGGCATGGAGGCCATTGGTAAGGGTGAAGCCGCACTAAGAGGGGTGCCAGAAGGTGGAGAAGAAACAGAAGCTGCGTGATAAAACGGCCAGGTTCCATAGACTATTTACGACCCATGATGGGGAGCAGGTGCTCAAGGACCTGGAGGATGAATTCGATTCAGACGATTTAAAAGGGGCGACCAACGCCGATACTAACTATAATGTCGGTCGTCGGGACGTAATTGTGTATATACGACAAATGATGAGGTTTGAAGAAAATGCCAGAAGAACCGAATTGGAGGGATAACCTTCCTGAGGAATTGCGGGAACACAAGACTCTCGCGGATGTCAAGGATGTAGCGGGGCTTGCCCAGCAGTTCATTGATAGCCAAAAGATGATTGGTAACTCGATCAGGATTCCAGGCCCTGATGCCGGGGATGATGCAAAAAAGGCCTTTGAGGCCAAGCTCATGGAAAAGGTGCCAGGCCTTGTACCTACACCCAATCCAGACAACCCGGAGACTCTGCAAGCGTTTTATAAGCGTATGGGTCTTCCGGACGACCCAACCGGGTATGAGCACCCGGATAACGTCGACGCAACGCAAATGGCTGACTTCGCCAAGCTCGCACATGAGCAGGGGTTAACAAAAACCCAGTATAAAGCCATACTGGAGGCTGTCGGCAATTCCGTCAAAGCCAAGGAAGAAGGCAATGCCGAAGCACTGGCAGAAGGCATAAGGGCGTTAAAACAAGAATGGGGCATCGTTTACGAGGACAATCTTGAACTCGTCGACGCGGTGATGAAAGGCACAAATGCCCCTAAAGAAATGTTGGAGCTGGCTGCCAGTAGGAAATTACCGGCAGAAGCCGTGAAGTGGCTGTATAACATCGGCAAGCAGCTGGGACAAGAGGGCATCAATTTCGACAAAGACGAGTCGACTACCAGGTTGCCCCCGGCAGAGGCCTTGGCTCGAGCTAATGAAATCATGGCCGACCGCACTGGTCCGTATTGGGACGCGTCTCACCCTCAACACAGAGAATATATCCAGCGTGTTGTTGATTTGAGGCGCGCTGCTTCGGCTGGTGGCCTTTAAATGCTGGCGATGTGGAGCTTGTTGCCGGTTCATTGGATTTAAAATTCCGGCACTTGATCGGGGCGATAAGGCCTGCATACATCTACAAGAAGAGAACAATATGGCGTGTACTATTTACGAAAAGCGCCCCCAAGTATGCAGGCTTGACCCATCAAGACCAGAAAAAGAACAAGAAAAATGGTGCAAGCTCATGGAGGAGAATTCAGGGTTATACGTAAGTATGCTTGAGAGGGGTTGACACGAGCCTCCGGGTGTGGTATACTCCGCAAAAGAGATCGATAGAGGGTAGCCATCAAGGTCCTTTATTGCCTCCGGTTGAAGCCACGAACGGCTTAAGCCGAGGGTCCGGTAAACCGGGTAGCTCCAGGCGCAAATCTTTTAACTTTGTGTAGGAGCCAATAATGGTCAATACCGTTGATAAAGTCTTTATACAGACTTACGAATCGATCCTTCGGCACCTTGCACAGCAGATGCCTTCCCGCCTTCGCAGTAAGGTGATGGAGCGGGGCACCAACTCTGAACGCCACAACTGGGAGCGTTTGGGTTCTGCTGAGGCGCAGGTGAAATCCACCAGACTCCAGGCTACGCCGGTCCAAGATTGGCCGTGGAGCCGTAGGGTGTCGGTACCCACAACGTACGACGTCGGTGATTCAACCGAGCAGGAAGACGTTGTACAGATGATCATCGATCCAAACTCGAACATCGCGCAGTCCCAAGGTTACGCGATGCGGCGAGCTTTCGACGATGAAATCATCGCAGCTGCAACGGGTACTGCACTCGATGGGGATGGTGTTAACAATGCTTTCCCCAATGGTCAGAAGGTCTTCGGTGCTACCGTTGACGTTTATGACACCCCCCTGACCTATGATATCATTACCCAGGTAACCGAGAGGTTCCTCGATAATGACATCGACCCTGACGAGCCGAAATGCTTCGTCATTGGTCCGGTTCAGGCAAGGAAGCTCTTGCAGCTGACAGAAGCCACCAGTGGTGACTTCAATGCCGTTCGACCCCTGACAACCACCGGGTATGTTCAGAACTGGATGGGCTATGAGTGGATCGTTTCCACCCGCTTGAACCATCCGACTGCTCCGGGTACTGACATCGACTGCTTTGCCATGACGCGCAAGGCAATCG